GCCGAGGGGTCGGGCGATGGTTGACGTCGTGGCGCTCTGGATCGGGCGCTTGCTCCTGCTGGTTCTTGGGATCGGCGCGCTGGCAGTCGCCGCCGACTGGGCGCTGGTCAAGGTGACCAAGGCGTGCGGGTCCTACAAGATCGTCGTTGAATGGCAGCTTGACCGGAGGCGGCGCAGGCGGGGGCGGCTGGTGAAGAGGACCGAGGAGGGGGCGGGCGATGGCTAAGGTAACGCGGCATTACCTTACGGAGCTTCGCGAGCTAGAGAAGCGCGCGACGCCGGGGCCGTGGGGATGGACTGACGGCGCGGGGCACGACCCGGGGCCGTTTCTCATGCCCCTGGAGGAGTATTTCGGCGTCGAAATCCGCGCCGAGGACGAGGCGCTTTTGCGAGCGATGCGCGAGGCCCTGCCCGCCTTGCTGCGGGTCGCGGAGGCGGCTCGCGCGGCCGAAGCTGCATACGGGGGCAGCCGAGAGCGCGTGGCCATGGACGCCCTACGCGAAGCCCTCGACGCCCTGGAGGCCCCGTGACCAGCAAGTCCGAGATCAAGCGGCTGGCGACCCTCGACCCCGGCAAGCTGGCGGAGAGGATGGCGAGGTTGGAGCGGGTCATCGACATCATCAGGCGCCAAGAGAACACGATCGACGGGTTGATGCTTCGGAACGACCTGATGCGCGAGTACCAGGAAGCGATCGAAGCCCTCGACGCCCTCGGGGGCCGGTGATGCGCTGGAAGTGCCGCGCCGAACCTAAAGAGCACGATCGACGGCAGGTGAGACGCTTCGCCTGGCTGCCCACGCGCATCGACGACAAAGCCGTCTGGCTGGAGCGGTATGGCGTTCAGCAGCGCTGGCGCGTGATCTACTCCGAGTTTGGCCCCTACGGCATTTGGGAAGATGAACAGCGTTACACGCTGGAGGATCCGTGGGCATGAGTGACGCGCGGCCGGAATTTACATAAGGCGTGAGCCAATGAAAGCCACTCTCGTTTTTTCGCTCCCGGACGACGAGGCCGCGCACCGTCTCGCCGTCAACGCCCGGCGCTACTGGACGGTGCTATGGGACTATGACCAGTGGCTCCGCGGCCTGGCCAAGCACTCCGACGAGGACGGCGATTGGGCCGAGAAGGCGCGGGACAAGCTGCACGAGATGCTTGCGGGGGAAGGGGTGAGTCTCGATGACGTTGAGTGAGAGGCCGGATCTGGACGCGATCGAGCGCGAGCTGGACGAATGGGGCGCTACCATTACGTCGCCAAAGGCTGCGCGCGTCGCTGTATGCGGCCTTCTTGCGTATGCCCGCCGCCTGGAGGCCGAGCTAGCCGCCCGCGATCCGCTGGCCATGTCGCAGCGGATCACCGAGCTGCTGGAGGAGCGACGGCGCCTGGAGGCCGAGCGGGACGAGGCTCGCGAGAATCACCTCCGCGTCCGAGACGAGTGCTTTGCTTGGGTCGAAGCCTACAAAGACGCCAACGCCCGAGCCGAAGCCGCCGAGCGCGAGCGGGACAGACTGAAAGCCGAGCTGGAGGAGTCCCTCACCGAGCTAGTCGAGGCCGAGCGCGAGCGGGATGAGGCGCGGGCCAGGTGGGCAAACCGGTTCGCTCTCTACGCGGAATGGCGAAAGGCCGACAAGGCGTGGGCCAAGAGATGGAAGGCGGCGGCGAAGCGGTGCAAGGAGCGCTTCGAGGTCGCTCACTTCGACAAGCGCAACTGGGCGCGCATGTGTCACGAGGCCGAAGCCGAGGTGGCGAGGCTGCGGGCCGCCGGAGAGACCGTCCTGCGCGCGTTCTACTTGGCCGAGGGCGACCTAGAGAGCGAGGCGTACAAGGCGTGGACGGGCCTGAAGGCCGCACTAGAGGCGAAGGACGAGGGCGAAGGGGGCGGGGGGTGATTCGCGAAGGCGTCATCGTTGGGAATGCTTTGCCGCAAATGCTCTACGTGCAGACGGCTCTGGCGCCCGGCGTCGACCCGAGCCCGGCGCTTGCGCGGCAGCTCCGCGTGCAGATGGCGAAGGCGCTCGCCGATGCCTTCGTAAAGTCGGGCTACGCGCAGTTCGACGTGGTTGAGAACCTAGATGGCCGGCGCGTCATGCGTGCCGTGGTCGGCGTCTTCAAGCCCGCGCGAGGGGAGGTGCCGTGATCGATCTGTCGGCGATCCGTGCGAGATGGGGCGCCGTTTCCCCCGGCGTCCGCGCCAACGTCTACGGTCACTCGCAGGCGGTGCGGCGGTTGCTCGAAGAAGATCTGCCAGCCGCCATCGCAGAGATCGAGACGCTCCGAAAGCGGCTCCAGGAGCGGGCGGAGAAGTCAATAGACGCGGAGTTCGTGGTAATATAGGGAAACGTCCGTCCTGTTTATCCGGGAGGGATTCCCATGTTAGCCGTCCTCGTCCAAGAACGTCGCGCCATCCTCGCCCAGCTCGCTCGCCTCGAAGCCGTTGAGCCGGAGTGGGTTGACTACTGCCGCCGCGCATCCTTGGAAGCCTGGCTCGCCGAGATCGACCGGCAGATCGAGCTAGAGCGCCGCGAGCTGTTCCACGCCGTCAACTAGGCCGAGAAGAATCACGCCGCCGCCGGGGCTGGGCAGGCGTGACCTTCGGCGCGCATCCGAGAGAGGGGCGTGGTGGGATGCCGCTATTATACCGCCCCGGGCGCGGTGGGATAGCAGCAGAGAAAGTCGCGGCGGTATTTGATCGGGCGGACGCGGACGAAGGCCCGGCGCTTGATCGCGGCCTCCAAGGTCGTCGTCTGGGCGTCGCCGCCGCCGGCCTCGAGGATCGAGTTCCCCGAGAGGCAGAAGCCGACGTGGGTCACCACGGCCGGCCCCTTGCCGTAGAAGGCCAGCCACCCGAAGTCGGGCTTGGTGCCGGCGCCCAAGGTCGAGGCCAGCATCTTGAAGCGGTCATGCAGGCCCTGAGCCGAGAGGTCTGTTCCGTGACCTACCCGGCCCCAGGCCTGAAGGAGCTCGACACAAAGCCCCGAGCAGTCGAGGCCCTCCATCGGGCTCGCCCCGCCGTATCGGTAGGGCAGGCCGACAAGTGAGAGGGCCAGGTCATAGATCAGCTCGCGATCGACCTCGAGCGCCGTCACAGCTTCACCGACCACGGCCACGAGACCCCGCGGGTCGTCACGGCGCGCAGGACGACGTTCAGCACGCCGACGATGAGGCCGAAGGCCTCCGGGTTCGACTTCACCCAGGCGTCAGCCCCCGGGACCAGCGGCGCCGCGGCCAGGGCGATGTTCGTCCAGACCGTTTTGCTCTGCCAGGCCTTCTTGGGGGCAGGCGCAGGCGGCGGGATCTCGATCCTCATGACCTCGGTCATAGCGTGCCTCCAGCGCGCGGATTTTGCGAAAGGCCTGGTCGACGTCGCGGCGCGTCGCCCAGACGGTTTTGACGAGCCAGACGGCGCCCGTGCAGATGGCGCCCACGGCCCACTTGATGAAGCTGTCGGTGATTGCGTCCATCGGGGGAAAGGGCCCCCGAAGCGCAGTCGCCCCGGGGGCCATCCGTATTGGAGAGCTCAGTGCGCAAAGCTCCGTCCGATAGGAACCAAAAAGGCCCCGACGTCTTTCGACGTGGAGGCCTCTGAAATCCTGATCGGACGGGTCTGCCCTAGATTATACCATCGTCGTCGGCCGCCTCACGCTCGCGGCGCCGCTCTAGCCGGTAAGCCCGGGCGTCGTCGATGGCGATGGGGCGTCGCTTGCCGCTTCCGCTAGCGGCTCTAGGGGGGCCGGCGTAGGCGCTGCCGGGGGGAGGGGTTGGCCTAGCCTCCGGGGCCTGCCGCGCGGGCGCCTCATGGCGGTCGCGATCTTCTGGGGCGTGCTGACGGCTGCATCCAAGGGAGCTACGGAAGCCGAGGGCGATGAGGACGAGGATGGCGAGGCTGATGGCGAGGTGGGCGATTTCGAGGTAATCCATTCGTCTACCTTGATCGAAAGAAGGTGGGCGTTCCAATATCTGCCGTCCTTCCAGTAGAAGTCACGCCGGGTGCCCTCGCGAACAAACCCCAGGCTCTCGAACATCTTGATCGCAGGATTCCCGTCGAAGCTCTCAGCCCAGACGAGCCTGAGGTTGAGGTTCACGAAGGCGTGCATGAGGAGCAGATCGCAGGCCCTGCGGCCAAAGCCTTTGCGATGGTGCTCGGGCGCGATGTAGAGCGACAGCTCGGTCCGCCGGTTTCCCCAGTCGATGTTGGTTAGGCCGCAGACGCCGACGGCTTCAGCTGGGCGGTCGTCGATCCGCAGGTTGATCCGGAACATGCGCGTCTGGTTGCACTTGGACATGCGGTCGAACCAATCGCGCTGGGCGACGTCTGAGATGAAGCAGCTCTGCCGAGTCCAGCGCCAGATCCGCGGGTCGTTCCGCCAGCGGCGGATCTGCTCGATGTCCGAGCTATCGAGTGGCCCGAGCTCCAAGGTCACGTTCACGCCTTCCCCCTCACCTGTGCGGCAAACGGCGAGCGCGGCGGCTCGCCTTTCAGTTCCACCTGGCCGGCCCGGATGCGCTTCATGATGTCCGCCAAGGTCCCCAGGACGGCCTCCTGCTCGTCGATATGCGGGAAGCAGTAGAACCACGATGGCCCGAGCAGAATCCCCGCGCGGCAGGCCTCCTGCCACAGCAGCGCCTTGACGCCGGCGTCCCCCTGGAAGGCGCCGCGGGTGGGATAGCCGACGATCTTGATGGCGTCCGGCCAGAGGCGATTGAAGCGCTCGAGAAACGCCGCCCCCTGCTCCCAAAGGCGCGAGAGCGAGTAGCGGCCGCCCAAGAGAGCCATCACCGAGTTGGCCGCCGCCAGGGCCGCCTGGTCGCCGGCGAACGTGGACGAGACGAAGTACTCAGAGCCATTCATCACGGCGTACTTGCCGCCGACGACCGAGAGCGGCAGCCCCCCGCCGATGGCTTTGCCGAGGCAGATGAGATCCGGCGTCACGCCCCAGGCCTGCGCGACCGTGTAGCTCGGCCAGCGCCAGCCGGTGATGACCTCGTCGTAGATGAGGAGCGCGCCGGCCCGATCGCAGGCCGCGCGCAGCTGCTCAAGATAGCGGCGGCGCTCGGCCGACCAGTCGGTGACGACGGGCTCGACGATGACCGCGGCCACCGACGGCGTGATCTGCGAGAAGTCGGTGAGCTTGGCCACGCAGAGCGACTCAGAGTCGGGGACGACGCCGGCGGCGGGCGGCGTGAGCGAGACGAAGGGGTCCGACCAGCCATGGTATCCATCTGATAAGACTAGCCTTCTGCCTGTCTTGGCCCGGGCAATCTTGATCGCCGCCATGCAGGCCTCGGTGCCGGTCTTCAGGAACTTCACGGCGTCGATGAAGGGCACGAGGCCCTTGATCCGCTCGGCCACCTCCATCTCGAGCACGGTCGAGAGCGAGAGCGTCGCGCCGGCGCCCATCTGCGAGATCACGGCCGACGTAATGGTCTCGTGCGCGTAGCCCATGAGGTTCGAGCCCAGGCCGCAGATGTAGTCGACGTACTTGCGGCCGGCCGTGTCCCAGAGAAAGCAGCCTTGGCCGCGGATGACGTGCGTGGGGTAGACGCCCTTTACGAAGATCTCAGGGCGCTTGGAGTTGGTGAGCGCCCCTTGCGCGATCGAGAGATTGGCGCGGCGCTGATCCGAGAAGTCGATCATAGGCGCAGGACTCCCTCGGGGCCGTAGATCTCAAGGCCCCGGCGGATCTTGGCCTCGACGCGGTCGTCATCCTCTCTGACGCGCCTTAGGTCGTCCTCGGTGTCGACGGAGAGCTTTTTGGCCGAGTCGTCGGTAAAGCCCACCGTCACCTTGCAGCGAAAGTCCCTAGAGAGCGTCCTCTCTCTCACGCCGCGGCGGATGAAGGTCGTCACGTGCTCTCTGTCAAAGGCCGACTTCGCCTCGGCGTGGACGTGGTCCAGAAGCCGCCGGCTGATGACCTCGCAGTCGTGGCCGTCGGGCGACGTGCGGGCGTCCTCGTCGACGTTGGACAGATAGTCGAGCGGCGTCCCGGGTGCCAGGGCACGAGCGACGTGGGCCGAGATCACGTAGGGCGGGATCTTGGGGCAGTCGGCCGTGATTCGGACCACGTAGTGGGCGCTAAACTCCTGGGCGGCGTAAGCATAGCGCGTCAGGACGTCGTCCTCGGGGCCTTCGACGATGTAGCAGCGGTCGCGAAAGGCCGCGGCGATCGGATCGCCCTCGGGCACGAGCAGGGCCACGCGGGCCAGTTGGGTCCGGCGGCGCGCGTTGTTGAGGTAAAAGGCCGAGTCCTTACAGGCCTTCAAGACGTGGTCTAGGAGCATCCGATCGCCGATCGTGGCAAACGCCTTTCTCGGCAGCCGCGTCGAGGTCGACCGGGCCTGGATGCCGATGAGTACCGTCTTCACGCCGAGGCCTTCATCTGGGCGACCTTCAGGTGCCACTCCATGAGCCGCCCGGAGTCGTCGCGCGGGGCCTTCAGCCATTCGTCCACCATCTCCACGTAGGCACGGTCCATGTCGGCAAGCGACAGACGCCGGCCGTTGATCTGGCACTTCCACAGGGGGCTCTCGCTTGCCAGCCGGACCGTCCCCTTGGCCAGCGACACGATCGAGATGCAGTCCCAATGGAGGCCGTCCGATCCTGAGCGAAAGTAGTCGTACTCGGTGAGGCCCTCGTCCTTCTCCTCCACCAGCCTCTCGTACTGGCGGACCATCTGGAGCGGCGCCTTTCGGGCCTGCACGTCGTCTAAGAGCGCGCGCAGCGCAAAGGGGTCGCGGGAGATGGGCTTCTCGCAGAGGATGGGGCGCCCGGCGCGCATGTACTCGTGGATGGACGCAATGTGGGCGTCGGTCGGCGTGGCGATGAGTACCCCGTCGCATCCCTGGGCTTCGGCGATACGGACGCGCAGGGGCTTGTAGCCGTCGGCCAAGTCGTGGCCGACGACCCGGTAGCCGAGGTGCTTGAGGACCGCCTGATAGCGGCGACCCATGCCGCCGCGGTGACCGACGAGGCAGACCTTTCTCACGCGCAGCCCTCGATGAGCGGAGCAATGAGGGCCTCAAGGTCCTCTTTCGAGAAGCGTTCGGCCGTGTCGGACCTGAGGCACTTCTCGTGCGTCGATTCGATGGTCTCGTGAAGCTTCTCGCCGTTGCGGATGCCGACCACCTTGACCTCGAAGTCGGTCATCTTCATGAGCCGGGCGGTCGCCTCGGCCAGCTCCATGACGCTCGAGGCCCGCATCTTGGGAATCATCGGCCGATCAGGGGCGGCGTCGCGGTAGGTCGAGAGCATGAAGGCGACGGCCTCCTCGATCTTGAGCCAAAAGCGCGTCATCCGAGGGTCGGTGACCGAGACCGAGCGCGAGGTTTCAAGCGTTCGGATGAAGTCGTGGATCACCGAGCCGCGCGAGCCCAGGACGTTCCCCCAGCGGTAGACGGCAAAGCGGGTGGCGACCTGCCGGCGGTTCATGGCCCACAGATACCGCTCGGCCCAGGCCTTGCTCATCCCGTAGGCGTTGACCGGGAGACAGGCCTTGTCGGTCGAGCTGAAGACGACGTGCGGGACGTCGGCCGTCATCGCCGCTTCCGCGACGTTGGCGACGCCCAGGGCGTTGGTCTTGAGCGCCTCGAGCGGGTTGTCCTCGGCGACGTCGACGTGCTTCAAAGCCGCGCAGAGAAAGACGGCCGAGACGCCCGGGTCGATCGCCTCGTACATCGCGTCTTTGTCGCGCACGTCGCCGATCACAAAGCGCAGGCGCCCACGCGCGTACTCGCCGGGGTTGGCGTCCCTAAGCTCCTTTTGCTTTAGCTCGCCGCGCGAGACGATGAGGACGCGCTCGGTGTCCTTCTTGGTGAGCAGCGCCTTGGTGAGCGCTTTGCCCATGGTCCCCGTGCCGCCGACGATGACGTAGCGCATGCCGCTATCCCCGTGGTGAGCGGATGAAGAAGTCCCCCGGATCGAGGACGTCGATGCGGACGATGGCCGACGAGGACGCCAGGGCGGCCAAGACGCGCTTGGCGTCATGGGTCGGTGCCGGCGCCTTCTCGGCTGCGGCTAGCTGCTCGGCGGCGCGCTTTTCATGGGCGGCGAGCGCTGCGCTATAGGCCTGGCGCTCCCTTCGGAGACGCCAGGCCAGGAACCCTGCGGCCTGCACGACGGTTAATAGGCCGAGGGCGAGAGCCCAGGTGATCAAATCCATCAATAGAAATCCGACGGCGATAAATCTGATTTATCGGGCAAGGTAGCAGGCCTCGGAGCCCGAGGCAATGGTCACGAGGTGAAGTAGACGCCGGAGAACTGGATGGAGCGCGCCACGGCGCCGTTGTTGTCGCCGAGCGCCGTGCTCGCGACCGTCCCTCCCTCCTGGCCATGCTCGATGGCGATGTAGCTCGTGCTCGTATCGACCTCGCCGTTGAACCAGCCGGTGCTCGTGATGCCTGACTGGCTGATGTTCGACGGATGCAGCAGGATCCGAGCGCGCTGCGCCGCCGCGAACGGCAGGCCCGTGATCCTGAGGTTGCCGGAGCCGCCGGAGCTGTCGCTCCAAGCGACCATGCCCCAGATGAAGACGACCTTGCCGATACGGGCGTAGTAACCGGTCTGCGTCGTGTAGGTGTTCGTCGGCGCGCCGCCTGAGCCCGTCATGACCGGGGTCCACGTCTGCGCGTCGGCGTAGTAGCTGACGTTGCCGGCGGCCGAGGACGTGGCGTTGAAGGCGCTATCGCTGTGAGCGGTCCACGACGTGACGCCGGAGCCGTTCGTCGTGAGCAGGTAGTTGGCCGTCCCCGCCGACACCGGCAGCGTCAAGGTCCACGTCGCCGACATCGAGGACGAGCCCTTGATGTTCACCGTCTGGCTGTTGGCCCCGAAGTAGAGCGCCCGGAGGCCCAAGGTCGACGAACCGATGTCATAGCTCGCCGTCGTCTTGATGGGGATTGTCGACGCCAGCGACGCCGTGATCGTCAGGTCGTCGCCCGAGGCGTTGCCCAGGTTGACGTTGCCGTTCAGCGTCGCCGTGCCAGCGACCGTCAGAGCGCTGATGGACAAGTCTTTCGTGCCGTCCGAGACGCCGTTCAGGATGTCGGTAAAGTTCTGCTGAACCTGGCTCGCGTCGGCCGTCGTGCCGTTGGTGAGCGTGTAGGTGTACGAAGGCGCGGGCATGGTTATCTCCCTCCCTGGAGCTTGCGGCGGATGGCCTCGCGGCGCGCGTTGTTCTCGTCGGTATCTTGGGTCGAGTAGACCTGGGTCGCCTTGCTCCGCCATTCGACGGGGCCGCGGCGGAAGGCTTCGGGCAGAGCGCTGGACACGGGGCCGCCTTTCCTAGGGGCCTTGCCGGTGGGCGGGCCGAACTCGTCGGCGAGCCCGCTCATGGTCTCGGACCCTTTGATCTTCGCGTCGGGGATGATGGCCCCTGGGCGAGAGCGCGCGCGTTCCATGGCGCGGCGCAGGAAGGAGTCGGTGATGAAGGCGCCTTTGGTCCCCTCTTTCATATTGGACAGCACGAGACCGGCGCTTGAGCCCGAGCTCGAAAGCTTCCAGTCGCCGAAGCGGTCGCCAAGGCGCACGAGGTCGACGATCTCTTTCACCTCGGCGGGCTCGAAGAGGTTCTCAAGAACCTGGCGCCCCCTCGGGCTCTTGAGCGCCGACTCGAGCCTTGGGAAGCTCCACTCACCGTTGAGGTCCGGCGCCAAGAGCGAGTCGAGAAAGCTGCCCTTGAGACGCTGAAGCTCCTCAGGCCCCAAGATCGACCTGAGTGCGGCGATCTTTTTCGAGTCGCCCGACGTGATCACGGCGTCGAAGACCCGCTCGTCGGACAGCATCTTGTTGCCGACGATGCCATCGAGGACCGACTTGTCGCCGAAGAACTGCGACATCTGCTGGTTGTTGGCACGAAGGGCCTTGGCGACTTCTGGGCCTTCGGTGGCGGCGACCGTGTCGACCAAGGCGTCGGACACCTTGCCGTAGAGCTCGCGCAGGCGCTTCACGTCCGGCGGGTCGAGGCTGAGGGCCGTCTTCGACTTATAGGCCGCGTCGCCTAAATTCCGTAGAACCTCGAGCGTCCCCTGATAGCTCCCGTTCGCGTTCTGGAGGGCCCGCGAGGCGTTCATGAGGCTTCGGGCCTGGCTTTGCTGTTCGCCCGTGATGCCGTGCGAAAGGCGCCGCTGGGCGAAGGCCTCGACGTCGTTCAGCGTGTCGGCCAAGCGGCTTTGGATCTCATAGGGCATCTGGAGGCCCGGGTGCCGCTGGCCGACTTTGGAGTAGGTGTCCTCAAATTGCCCGAGGAACTCCGAGACGCGCTCATCGTAGGCCCGGCGGATGAGGGAGCCGGCGTCCTGGCGAGTAAGCGGCGGGCCGCCCGCGATCTGGCCGATCTTGGCTTCGGTAGCCTTTCTCACGGATTCCTGGCCCGCACGGAACTTTTCGATGTGAGGCTGCCCCAGGGGTCCTTCGGCGCGTGCTCTACCCACCCGCGAGACGATCGAATCCGGGCCGAACTCCACCGCCTCCGGGAGAAGACGCGGGTCGATGCCGTTTCGCTGGGCGATCGCCACCATCTCGCCGAAGTCCAGGGCCTGCTTCGGGTTGAAGACGGCCTGAAAGGTCTCGGAGGCCGCCTTTTTCACGTCGCCCGTGGCGCCAACAAGCCGCGACGCCGCTTTCATGCCGGTCGCCGCGTCGACGGCCTTCGCCGTCCCCTTTGCCGCCATGCCGACGCCGACGACGCCCACCTTCGCGCCGGCGCCCGCCAAGGTCCGCCCCGGGATGAGGTTCGTCGGGTCCGCGGCGACGTCGATCCCGAAGCCAGCGACGCCCGCGGGCGAGGCCTTCACGTTGGCGCCGGTGACGTCTTTAAAGGGAGCGAGCAGGTTAGCCTCGGTAGAGAAGCCCGCCTTGGCAGCGATCTCCTTGCCGGTGGGCGCGGTCTCGGCTGGCTCGAGGTATTGGCGGCCGACGCGGCTGGCGACGCGGCGGGCAGCGCCCGCCAGACCCTCGAACGGCGCGCCGGGGGCCATGGCCTCGTCGATACCAGCCCTCACCGGAGCGCCCGTGAGGCGGTCGACGGCGCTGCCGATCCAACCGGCGGCGCCTTTGGCGTAGGAGCCGACAGTCTGGCCAGCGGCGAGGGCCTTGGTCGATGCCTGCTCGACAAGCCCCGGGTCCGATGGTCCCGCGGCGATGGCCTTGAGATCCTCGGGCGAGAGCTTCGCGAGGTCCGGCATGGCCGCCTGCTGCTGCGGCGCCGGCCCGGCGGCGATAGCCTCAAGGTCCCGCCTTGAAAGCTTCGAGAGGTCCACTAGCGTCTCCCAAAGCCCATAGCGGGCGGCGGACCGAAGGACGGCGGCGGGGCCGATTGCTGCTCAAGAAGCCTGCGGGCGGCGGCCTGCGCTTCCGGCGACCATTGGATCTGCTGGCCGGACGGCAAGGTCATCGTCTGCGGCTGCGGCAGCCGGTTCTCAGCGCCCCTCGGGCCGCCGGCGATGGAGGTATTGGCAGGCGCCGCGGCCGGAGCAGGCGAGGCGGCCGCCGGCCGCGGCGCGGGGGGCTGGTAGTCACGTCCCGTGATCGTCGCGTAGTTCTCGGCGAAGTCCCCGCCGCGAGCGCGCGTGAACTGATGCACCAGCTCGGTCGTCTTTTGTTCCTTCCGGCGCTCGGCGGCCTCGGTCATGATGCGCGCGAAGTCCTGGGCGAACTGCAGATCTTCGTCCGTCGCGCTGCCGCTGACAGACCGCTCGACGTAGCGATTGAAGCGGTCGACGAAGCCCTGGGAGCCGCCATAGCGCTGCGCGTCGGCGTCGGTCAGGACGCCCTTTTCGCCGGCGGCGCGCGCGAGTGTCACGCCCAGCACGTTCGACGCCATGGCGTTGCCGGCCCTCGCGGCCTCGACGAGTTGAGGGATGCGGTTGGCCGCCGCTGTCTCCTCCTCGATGTTGCCCATGATCCGGTTGTGCTCGGCCGTTTTGCGCTCGATGGCGGACTTGAACCGCTCGTCCCTAGCGTCCTCGCGGCGGGTATCCGCGGCCGACGCGTCTCTCGGCTTCACGAAAGCCGGGAATTCCGCGCCGGGCTTGGGTTCGACGAACCGCGTCACCGGCTTTCCGTTGGCGTCGACCGTCTCGATAGCCTGCGTCTTGGGCGTCGTGAGACCTTCTTTGCGCCTGGGCATCGCGTGGTAGATCGACGGCGCGTCGGTGTCTGTCGCCCCCTTGACCTTGACCTCGAAGCTGCCTTCCGAGGCCTTTCCAGCGAAGTCGTAATCCTTGCCGAGAGCCAGGAGTTCCTTGCGCGAGACGAAGCCCGCACGCTCGTCGGCCAGCGCCTGCTGTTTGGCCGCCTGCTCGGCCTTCATCATCTCAAGCTGATCCATGTTCGACTTGATGCCGTACACGGATTGCGCGATCTGCAGGCCCTTCAGGATCGTGTCGATGTCCGAGTCCTTCGGGGTCGGACGTTGGACGGCGACGACCATTAGAAGGTCCTCCGCTGAAGCGTCTGCTGGTGGCTGGCCTCCTGGAGAATCGGCACGTACTGGTCGGCCAAGGGCTTGGGCAGGCGCGCGGCGGCATTCTGCGCCTCAAGAAGAGTCGCCCGCCGCTGCATCGCGTCGGCCATGGCCGACGGCCCGGGAGCCGTTGGGGGCATCTGGGCGGCTGGCGCTTTGGACGGCATCTGCGTCGCCGAGACGGCGCCGCCCCCTCCCGGCTTCGCTGCCGCTTGGCCGGCGACTTGGCCGGCGACGGCGCCGCCCACGGGGCCGCCGAAGTAGGTGCCGGCGAGCTGGGCGGCAAGCGGGATGATCTGCTGGTCGGTCTGGTCTCGCTGCGGACGGTAGACGTCACGGGCCATGGCTTAGATCCCCCACCGGCGAGCGGTTTGCTGAAGGAAGCCGCCTTCGCTCGAGGCGCCCAGCGTCGCGGCTCCGGCGATCTTGTCGACGAGGCTTTTCTTGTTGGCCTCGGCTTCGGCCATCCGGCGGTTAAAGGCCGTGACGTCGCCGTCGAGCTGGAATTGCCGCTCGGCCAAGGCCATCTGCTGATCAAACTGGCGCTGGGCCTGGGCGAGTTGCTGCTGCTGCATCTCGCGCTGGAAGCCCTGTTCGCCGTGCTGAAGCTGCACCTGCTGCTGGAATGCTTTGTCGGCCTGTCCACCCTGCCAGGCCTGCGTCGCCTCGCGCTCGCGCTGGGCGAAGCCTTGGGCTTGGCCCACCATGCCCTCCTGCCAGGTCTGCTGGCCCAAGCGCTCCGAGGTCTGGAACTCCCGGCCAAGGCGCGCCTGGTCGGCCGTGAAGCCGAACTGCTGGCCCTGCATCTGCTCCTGGAAGCGGCGCCCCAAGGCCGATTCGCCGGCCGTGAACTCGCGACCCAGACGCGACTCGCCCGAGGCGAACTGCTGGCTCGCTTCCCGCTCGCTTCGCGCGAAGTCCCGCCCCTCCTGCACCTCACGCCGGCGGCGAAACTCCGCCCGCTCGGCTGCGTCCACTTGCTCGGTGGCCTGCTGGAGCTGCTGCTGGCCCTCGTCATGGGCGATCTGCTCCTGCTTGATCGCCGCCCCGGAGTTCAGCGCCCCAGCGGCCGACATGCGGCGCTTGATGGCGTCGGTCTTGGCCTGCGTCGCGGCGGTGACCTGCTGCTGCGCGCGCCGTCTGGCGAGCTCGAACTCGTCGGGGCCTTGGGCTTGAGCTGCCGGCATGGCCATCAGCGCTCCCCTTTGACGTTGTAGGTGAAGTTGAGGCCGTGGACCTTAAAGCGCTGGCCCGCGGTGTTTTGGTTGGAGAACTGGAACTGGATGCGTTTTCCCCGGCACTGCCCCAGAGGCACCGAGATCTCTTTCTGCGTCGAGCCCGAGCCCCAGGTTGATTGCCCCCAGACGCCCGTCCCCCAAATCATCGAGCCGGGGTTGAGCGAGAGCTGCACCGACTGGCCATCGCCCGAGTCGGAGTCGGTGCGGTAGCGCATCGTCATGTAGTAGGCGCCGGCCATGTCGACCAAGACCTTGGCCCAGCGGAAGTCTTTCTCGAGGTTCTCGTGGCCCTTGAGCCCCGCGAATTCCTTGGTCCAGAAGTAGCTGTCGATCGCCGCGCTTCCAGCGTCCGTGTAGACGGACTCGTGTTCCAGCCGGTAGACCAGGCCGTTGGCCGTGGCCGAGCCGAAGTACAGTTTCCCGTCATAGACCGTGAACTGGGCGGCGTTGGCGCCCTTGTAGATCGTCCAGGCGGCGCGCTGCGGCTTGTTCAGGCGCTGCACCGAGAAGTCGTAGACGAAGACGCGGTTGTTGGTCGTCGCGCCCGAGCCGTAGGTGACGGCGAGGTAGGCCTTGTTCCTAAAGACGAAGGCCGAGATGTTCGAGACGTAGGCCTCTTGGATGTCGAAGATCTCGGGCTCGATCCGGTCCGACGCCAGATCCGACTGCATGGCCGAGACGGTGAGAAGGGTCGTCGACGGCTGCAAGGTGTCGCCAGAGACGATGCCAAAGCCCACGAGCTTGGAGTTCTGGATCGCTGGGAACATGACGCCGCCGTCGACCTGGGCGGCGCCGTAAGGGGAGCGGCTGCCGTAGGAGGAGCGGACCTTGACCTTGCGCCAGTCGGAGACCGTCGTGGACGGCATGTACCAGACCCACTGGCTGTTCTCGCAGATGACGACCAGCGAGTTGTCGTAGACCTCGAGCGCCTTCGGCAGATCGGCCGAGGCGTCGCCGAAGGTGTCGAAGTTGGTGGAGGCCACCGTGTACGGCTCGCCCAGGTTCGAGTACCAGACCTGGTTGGGGGTCGTGGCATCGATCATGAAGAGCCGGTCTTGGTGGGCCACGGCCACGCGCCAGAGCGGCGGTACGCCGTTGTCGGTGGGGGCGGTGGCGCCGGCCGTCGCGCCCGCGTCGTCAAACGTCGTCGTCGTGTTGTCGCCGATGGTGCCGACGCGCTTATAGGAGCCAGAGTCGTAGCGGTAGATGCGCCGGCTGGAGACGCCGAAGCTCTGCGGCGCCACCGGCAGAGAGGAAAGGCGCACGCCGCCGCCCGTGGCCGTGACCGAGAACGTCGTCGCCGGCCCCAGGTCGCTTTCGGCGAGCTGGCTGTTGACGTAGGTCATCTTGTAGGACTGATCGCCCGAGAGCGTTCCGGCGATGCTCGCCGCTGTCGCCGTCTGGGTCGGCGGATAGACGCCGTGGCGGGTGAAATCGGTGCCGTTCCACTTGTAGGGGAGCGTGCCGCCGTTGCCGAAAAAGATGTGGTTCTCGTACTGCGCCGCCCCCACGCGCTGGCCAGCCGTGTAGACCGACTGCGCCGAGGCGATCGTGGCGAAGGTCGACGTGCCGGTGAGGTTCCAGGCCGTGCCGCCGAACCAGGCGACCATGGTCTCAGCGCCCGTATTGGCGCGCCGCGTGTAGATGCCGTCGCAGACGAACGAGCCCACGGCCGTCGTGTTGAGCTGGGTCGCCGCCTCTCTCGTGGCCACCGCGCCGTTGGCAAAGACGACGTTCTGGCAGTCCGGGCTCTCGTTCGGAGCGATCAGCGCCCGCTCGAACTTCGAGTTCATGCCGCCGTCGAAGGCCTGCCGGCCGTCGAGGGGGAAGACGACGTTGTAGCCGTCACGCCTCACCGCGACAGCCAGCCTTCGGCGTCATAGACCGAGATGAGGTTTCCGCCCCGGTATTTCGCCCGCTCCTGGCGGACGGCCTTGGCCTTGGTGAGGTCCCAGCGCTTCTCGAACCACTGGGCGGCCTGGAGGTTCTTATCCTTGGCCGCCATCATCATATTGAGGTAGTCGCAGAGGCCTTGATGGTACTCAGTCGGAACCTCGAGCGTCGAAGTCGAAGTGACCTCCTGCGGCTCGCAGTACCCATAGATTTTCAGCGTGTAGGCGCCGTCGGGGATGGGCCTGAGATAGAGCGTCTCGTTCCACTGGACGAAGGTCTCCGGCGGGCCCTGGTTCGTCGTCGTCTCGTAGAAGCTCGTGAGGTCGTCATCGACCGTGAACTGCACCTCGTCCAAGCGAATCCCGTTGTAGATGATCCGCTTGATGGCGGTGACGTTGGTCGGGAAGGCGTACTCGCGGGTGCCTGCCACAGTCGTCGTCGTGAAGACGCGCCGGATGCACTTCGCCTCTCTGGCCAGCTCCTGGCAGGCCTGCCAGATGAGGCCCATCATCTCGGTCGACGCCCAAAAGCTGTCGCCGACGGCGTTGTAGCGCTGGCGCGCCATGGTCTCGATCTCGAGCGGCGTCATGCGGCGCTACTCCACGAGGTTGAGGTGGCCGTGCCCGAGGTCCAGGTGACCGACGCCACGGAGCCCGAGGTCCAGGTGGCAAACGACCGGCTCTCGCCGTCGGTCACGTTCGAGGGGAAAACGTAGGAGTAGGAGCCGGAGCGGAGGACTTCGGAGCCCAAGTCCTCGGTGGAGGCGACGGAGTTCGCGAGCGAGATGACGAAGTCGGCGGCGAGCGAGAGGGACTGGCTCAGCGAGAGGGTCTCAGATGAGACCTTGACCGTTTCGGTCGTGAGGTCGTGCGTCCCCTCGCCCCACTTGAAGGCGTTCCAGTTCCACGCGCCCCACTTGTTCGAGGGGGCGGGCCCCCACGAATTGATGGAGTTGTTGATCGTGACGCTGAAATCCGCCATGGCCCATCATGAGAAGGTGAAGTTGGCCTGCACGGTGAGGGTGTCCGAGGCGCCCTTGTTGATGACCGACTCCGTGTCGCGCGCGAGCAAGGTCCCGCCCGTCGAGGACGAGAGAAGCCCGTACTCGACGATGGCGCCGGTGCCGGTGCCGGCCGCGAACGTCGCCGTGACGCGGTAGATGGCGCCCGAGATGTAGGAGACGGTGCCCGTATGGCGCGCCAGCTCGGTCCCAAGGCTCGTATTGCCCACGGCCTCGGCCGTGGCGTCGGTGCCAATCGCCACGTACTTCGCGGTGAAGGTCGACGCCGCGGCGGCGGCCGAGTAGAGGAAGCTCGCCAGGAATTCCTTCCCGACCGTGGTGACGACGTTCGGGCCCTCAAGCTGCGCCTTAACGGCGCCGTCCGGGCCGGTGAGCGTCTTCGTCCACCGGCCGTAGACCTTGATGAAGCCCGAATCGCTCACTGCGGCACCTCGGCCTTCTTGGGGCGGCCTGGGCCGCGCCGCGGCACCTGCGCCTTGATCTCAGCTTCGGCCTCGGCGTCATGCGCCACGGCGTCCGGGTGCTCGGTGGCGTAAGCCTTCAGGTCGGCCTCGAGTTCGGCCTTGGTGGCAAAACGCCGGCCAGTGACCGGGTTCACGTGCTGCGCCTCGACGGCCTCGCGCTCCTCTGGCGACGGCGGCGTCCTCTCGACCCGGATCATCTTGTAGGAGGTCGGCAGCGGCACGCCGCCGCCGTCTCTCTCGATGGGCGAGAAGGTCCCCTTGAACTGAATCGCCTCCTCGCGGTCCATCATGATGAAAGACCGCGGCGGAATGGCGATCTCCTCGCCCTTGAAGGTCTGGCGGAAGGGGTGGACGTTGTCGTTCCAAACGCGGACCAGTGGCATCGGCTCTCCTAGCTTTGCGCGCAGATGATCTTGAATTCGGCGCCGTTGGCGACCGCGCCGGTGGCATGGAGCTTCACCGAGTAGAAGGCTCCGGCCGGATGGATCGGTACCCAGCCCGTGACGCCCGAGGCGACGACGAAGGCGTTGGTGCCGACCGTGGACGAGTTGATGGGCGGGTGCATGACCCGGTTGTAGGTCGTCCCGTCGTTAGACCCGAAGACCTCGACGGCGGCGTTCGTCGAGAAGCTCGGGATGAGCGCATAGACGGCCGACCACGGCCCGCCCGGCTGAAAGGCGGCCGTCAGGCTCTCGCCCGAGGCCATGGTGACCGTGAAGGTCTTTAGTCCGCGGTGCGGCATGGCGCGTCACCGCGTGCCGAAGACGGTGACGTAGACGTCGTCGCCCGCGGCAAAGCCCGAGCAGCCCAGGACGCCGTGGGACTGCACGCCCGAGGCGTTGCTGTTGATGTAGATGTAGCGGCCGGTCTGGCTCGCCATGGAGTTGAAGGTACCAAGCGCGTACCACTCGATGGTCTTAAGGCCCGTCTCGATGGTCTGCGTCGCCGCGTCGGCGGTGAGCTTCAGACCCACGGCGGCCTTGTTCCCGAAGACGGTCGGATACCGGGTCACGGTCCAGGCCATGGCAGGCCTCCCTTAGAAGAGGATGGTTTTGTCGTCGGCCTCGGGCTCGAAGGCCTGCTTGCGCGTATGTTCCAGCATGCGCCAGGTCTTGAAGACGTCGGCTAGGTCCATGTACTTGAAGGCCGCAAGGTTCCCGGTCGGGTAGGACCCAAGGCAGCCGCCCTCGGTGGCGTTCACCCAGGTCCCGGGGACCGTCAAAGCGATGTGGTCGAACCACGCCTTGAAGTTGGCATAGGACTGCCAGGTGAGCCGCCGCACGCCGTAGACGTCGGTGAGGCTCACGCAGTGGCCAAGGTGCTTGTCGTACTTGGAGTCCCAGGCGTGGAACTTGTGATCGTAGGAGAAGCAGAAGTCCGCCCCCACGAAGACGATGTCAGAGGCCCCGAGATACCCCTTGGCGATGTAGAGGCAGGCCCCGAGCACGTTGCCGCCGTTGGAGACGTGGCAGCCGAAGGTCTCGATCTCCGAGAGGGCCTTCTTCAGCTCGTCGTCCGGCACGGGGCAGTTGAAGAACAGGACCCGGCCCTGCCACTTCTCGAGGAGCTCGGGGTGAGTCCCGATGTAGCAGATGAGCGTCCGATCCTTCGTCAGCGCCCAATACTCGTCGGCCGAGCGCTGCCCGCCTTCGGAAACCTCCTCGACCACGACCTCGCCGGCGTCCAGCGAGACGTAGTAGTCCGCCGGGCAGCCCAAGTCCTCGAGGTAGTGGAAGTTGTGCAGACACGAGACGAGCGGGATGCCCTCGCCTCGGTCTTTCAGCAGATGCGCGTTGCCTTTGAGGGAAGGTCCCGCGCCAGCGATGATCGCCGGGCGGTAAAGTCCCTTCCCCCAAAGCTGGCCTAGCGAGTGGTCCTTAAAGGCCCCGAAGCGCTTCTTGTTGGCCTTGGCGTGCTTGATCCAGGTCGGCCGCCACGAGGAGATCGTGACGCCGTCGTTGGAGCACGCCTGGCTGTAAAGGGCGCTGCGGGCCACCGGGGGCTCTGAGATGAGCCCCTGGTAGCTAAGGTAGACCTCGGCCTTCTTGACCACTCGCTAGCCTCGTTCCGTCAGAAGAACTTGAAGAAGGCCGTGGCGACGCCGGCCGAGCCGGTCGCTTCCATGACCTTGCCGTAGACGATCCCCGGCGCGTCGGTGGAGATCGACTTCACGGCCGAGACGCCGTCGGCGCCCACCGTGAGCAGTTGACCCGCCGCACAGCCGGAGTTGGCGGGCATCTTCGCCGTGCCGAAGCCGTAGCGGAGGAGCCAGCCGTAGGCGCCCGTCGTGATCGTGGCGTGCTTACAGACGCCCACCGGGTGGTCGATCATCGTCGTCGTCGAGACGGTGACCGAGTAACCGGTGACGGCCGAGACCGTGGCCACGTAGCCGGGGCTGATCTGGGCGTTGGAGCCGGTGTTGTAGACGAAGAGGTACTCCTCGTCCCCTTCGCGGCGCACCGTGCCAACTTCCGGGTCATTGGTGCCCAGCGTCGCCGTCACCATCGAGACCGAGTCGAACCAAGCGCCCGCGTTTTGCGCGTAGACGGTCATGGGGGTACCTCCTTAGGCGGCGACGGCGCTGAAGACGCCGTGCATGCGGTTGTTGGAGCTGGTGAGGTTACCCATCCAGTAAAGCTTGGCCGTCCGGGCGTTCTGGTTGGTGAAGTCGAGGAACTTGCTCATACGCATGTCCTCGTCTTTGTGGGCGACCAGCTTCAGGTACTTCTCGTTGAGCGCGAAGATGTAGTTGGCCGGGACCTTGGAGCCGACGATGTACGGCTTGCCGTTGAACATCAGGCTCGTGAAGCCGGCCTTGGCCGTCTTCTGGTCCACGAACCGCTGCTGCGGCTGCAGGAGCGCGTAGAGCCGGTTGTAGTTGGCCCGGGTCGCGATCCAGACCGTCGGCCCCTCGCCGTCGATGGTGAGGTTGGAGTCCATGGTCTGAAGGGCCGAGAGGGTGAGCGTCGTAGTCGACGAATCGACCTCGGCCTGCCACCACGAATAGGTCCCCTGGGCGATGCCGCCCACCGTGTTCGACGTCGAGACGATGTGGCGCAGGCCGCCGATCGCCTTGGAGTCGGTGCCGGCGTTGTAGAGGCCGTCGCCCAGGTAGTCCTTCATGGTCTTTTCGGCGACCTGGAGCTTGCTCTCCACCAGCTTGATCTTGGCGGCGTCGCCCGAGTTGATCAGCTCGTCACGACGCGAGATCGTGACGTTGACGTAGAGCTGCTTCCAGGCGAACTCGGCCGCCGTGAAGGTCTCATTGTCGGCGGTGGACAGGGTGTCGGCCCCCTGATACCAGCCGGCGGCGGTGAGCGAGGCGTAGAGGAGCGGCTGCATGATGGAGGTGCCGCCGTCCTCCTTCGTGTACCAGCCCTCCGACTTCGAGCGCGCCAGAAGCGGGTCGGAGTCGAAGATGTTGTCGACCAGTTTCGGAAGCCACTTCTTCTCGGTCAGCGCATTGACTTGGTTCCAGGTAAGCGCCATGGCGCCCATCCCCCCTTATAGGCCGTCGATTTGAATGCCGAGCTCGTCCAGGCCCTCACGCGTGAGGTCCCGAAGGCTCTTTCCCCGGCGATCCGCGGCCGTCTGAAGCTCGCCCTTGGTGGGAGCTCGGGTTTGCCCGAGTAGTCCCTGGCGCTTTGTGGCCTGGATCTCTTTCGCCGCGGCCTCCTTGCCGCGGGCCTCGGCTCTCTTCACCAAGTCGTCGGCCATCAGGTCCCGGAAGGCGGCGCGAAACGAGTTGATGCCGTTTTGGTTGGCATGCTTCAGAACGCGCAGCTCTAGCGAGAGACCGTCTTGGCCGGGAGCATCCCAGTCTAGATCCGCGAACTGGTCGCGGATGGACTTGATCTCCTGGTCGAGAGCCTCGTTTTCGTGCTGAATCTTCGCCTCGCGCTCGGCTGCCTGCCGTGCCTCGAGGTCTTTTTGGAAGGGCGCCAGCCGCTCTTGAACGAGCTGCTCCACGGTCGCCTTCACCGGGTCAAGCTGGCCATTGGCGAGGAGCTGCTCACGCTGCTCCCAGGCGCGGTTGACGTGCTCCAGCCAGTCTTTGCCGCGGGGGTCGGACTTAACGAACTGGTCGATCTCGGCGTACTTGGAGTAGCCCTGCCTTTGGGCCTCCCACGCCTGCTGCTCCTGCTTGAAGGCCGCCATGCGCTGGGCGTAGTCGTAGCCCTGGGCGACCCACTGCTTGACGCGCGGGTCGGCAAACGGCACTTGGACGCGCTTGCCGGCGGCGTCGAACTCTAGCCCCTGAAACGGCTCCGGCGTCTTTGGTGCGGAAGTCGCCGGAGCCTGGGAGCCGGACGTCTCAGGCGTTTGCGGAGGAGCGGTATCAGCACCGGGCTCCTCGTCGGCCAGCGGCGCGTCGTCTTGAATGTGGGACGACGGACCGGAAAGCGTCGACAGAAAGCTGTCGGCGTCGAAGCTGCTGTCCTCGGGGCCGGATTCGGGCATGAGCATGCGGCTGGCGTCCGTCAGTACGCGGGTTGAACGTCCTCGTTAGCGCCTGCTTCCACCGGAGCGGCGCCCGAGGCTTTAGACGGGCCGGACTTCAGCTCGTCGACGACGCCGGCAAAGGCCTGGGCGAGCGCCTCAAGCTTGCGGCCGATGGCCGGCGGCGCGCCTTGCGCCAAGGCCATGAGGCCCGAGCCGACTTGATCGACCAGACCTTCGGGGGAGCGCTCGTCGGGGGCTTCGGCCGGAGCCGACGGCGCGGCGCCGTTTCCCCCCATGGATGGACCCATGGAATGCCTCGCTTCTCGCTGCGAGTTTTTGGGGAAATCTAGGCGCTAAATGGCGGCGACCCTAAGGTCGCCGGGGAGAAAACGGAAAGTGCTGGGCTAGATCCAATGTGCCTTATCGGCGAAATTGCCGCAACATTAGGCAGCCGGTGGCGGCGGCGCTGAGGGAGCGGGTGCTGCGCCGCTGCCGCCGGCTTTCATAGCCGCCGCTTCGGCCTCGGCGGCCTGGGCTTGAGCGGCGGCGGCCTGCATGCGTTGCAGGACGGCCTCGTAATTCGGCCAGTCGACGTGCTTCAAGGCCTCCTCCTGGTCGATGAGGCCGCGGTCGAACAGCTCCAGCGTCTGGGAGCGCTTTTCGGCCTTGTTGAACGGCAGCGAGGAGCCCGTGGAGACGCGAACGTCGAGCTTCCCTCTGAGCGCGTACTCCTGGATGCCGGTCGAGAGGCCTTCGGGCGAGAAGGTCTCTCTCACGAGCATGGTCGTCCCGTCCTGGGCCTTGGAGATGTGCGCTTTGAAGTAGGTCTGCGCGCCGTCTTTGCCGGTGAGCCGGAAAACCCGGGGCGCCGAGTAATGCTGCATCACGAGCTGGGCGTAGCACTGGCCGACTTGCTGGAGGTAGAGGTCCAGATTCCGCGACTTCTGGCGGACTCTCGTCTGCGCGGCGTCCTGGAGGCTCGAGATGGCCGACGCAGCGGTGACGCCCGTGGGGTTCACGCCTCTCGTGATGTCCTGGCTGCCGCCCACCTGGTTGAACCAGTCGGCGAACTTGTCGATGAACTGGCTCACCCACGGCTGGAGGTTTACCCCCTCGATCCGCTGCGGCGGCGCCTCGCGGTTGTGCGGGATGACGAGGCCCGTGCGGTTCTCAAGCTGGTCGTCCTCGACGCCTGAGTCAAAGGGGTTCAGCCAAATGGGGTTGCCCATCAGCGCCAGGACGTCGAGCGAGAAGGAGACGAGCTTGTTGAAGACCTGCTGCGGGCTCTTGAGGTTCTCGACCTCCGACACGCCCCAGAATTCGCGCTGGAGCACGTAGTTGTCGAACTTCTGCCACGGGAAGGTCCCGTCCTCCAAGGGCGCTGGGCCGTCAAAGACGGGGATGTCGTTGACGATCACCGTGTAGCGGCCGTTGGGGTACTTGAGCCGCTGCTCATAGACCGGCGGCACGGGCGCGCCGTTGGCGTCCACACCGCCTGGGACCTCGATCTCTTCGATCTCGTCGCAGCGCCAGACCATCTCGATCATGAGCGCCTTGTCGCGGAGCTGAAACTCCGTCTCGGCCGTCGTCTCGACCACCGAGCGGTTGTCGATCGGCGAGCGAATCCGAAGCGGCGTCACGTCGTGCTTGGTGTCGCTCGTGAGATCGACCAGGTCGGCCTTCATGTACTTGGCGTACTTCGGGAAGGCCTTTTTCAGCTTCCGAAGGGAGACCGGCTGCGCGTAGCAGAAGTAGTCGGAGCCGACGAAGGGGTCCTCGTCGTTCACCTTGGAGCTATCCGGGTCGGGAAAGCAGTAGAACGGGTCGGCCGAGCGGTAGTCGATCTCGCCTAAGCCCTGGCCGGCCTCGGGGTCGTACTTCATGCGAGAGAGGCCAGAGCCGTACTGCCAGCCGTCGAACGCCACTTCCGTCAGAACGCCCATCCAGCCCTTTTTCTCCCAGTCCGAGGCCGCCAGGTCGTTCATGATCTCGGCAAACTCGCGGTCGGTCGGCTCGGTCGCCATGAACTCGAACTTGGGCCTCGTGTCGAGCATGATCGGCACCATGCTCTGGGCGTTCTGAAAGATGAAGTTTACAACCTCGCCGTGGCGGTAGCTGGGGCGCATCGTCTCCCACTGCCGGCCGCGGTACATCTTGTAGTAGGTGAGCCAGTTGGCGTCGAAGAGGCTCTTGTGCTTTTTGGCCTCCTCGAACTTCTTCTTGAGCCGCTTGACCAGCTTTCGCTCGGCCGGCGTCCCCTCCCAGGCCTCTTGGGCGGGCTTTTTCTCGTCCTCGGGGCCGGTCCTGGGGGCGTGCTCGTCTAGCATCTGGCGGGCTCCATCTCGAGGGCCACGCGGCCCCATGTCCATAAATCCATGTACACAGGCGCGGCGTCAGTCCTCGTAGACCTTTTCTCGGAGGGCGTCGGCCCAGCGCTGCTGGCGCTTTTCCTCTCTGCGCTTCTCGTCGTGGGCGATCTGCTTTTCGGGCGAGCCGAAGTCGTTTCCGATCTCGACCATCCCTTGGCGCTTGGCCTTCTCATCGCGGTCCCTTTTGCCCGTCGTCCACTGCCCCAAGCCGTGGTTGAACTCGACCTTGCCCCAGTCGGAGGCGCCGTTGAAGTTTACGGCGCAGATGGTGCGGTGAGCCGGACCGCCGCACCGGCGGCAGACTTCAGCGGCGTTCCAGTCGCTGATCCGGTGGACGACCTCGAAGGCCGAATCGACGCAAGCCGTGCAGCTATAGGGGTACGCAGGCACTCACCACTCCTCCAAACCGCCCCGAGCCGAGCGGCGCTTTAGTCTCTCGATGCGCTTGAACTGGTCTTCTTCGGGCTTAGGCCTGCCGCCCTCGCCGCTCGGCACGATGGGCCGCCGCTCGCCGGCTAGGTTCCAGGTCCCCATCGTCACGTAGCGCATGGCGTCGGCCGCGTGATTGTGCTGGTCCACGGGCTTTGGCTCTTTGGGATTCTGGTCGGGCTTTAGATCCTGGGGCTCAGGGTAATGATACATCGACAGCTCGTCGAGTAGGTGCGGGCACGCCCCTCTGAAGACCCGGTAGCGGCGGGTCTTCACGAGCTCATAGTGCCGGCCGATGCCCACCAGGATGTCGTTGTCGGCCCCGGTGGCGACGCACCCGTGGCGATTGAGCTCGGCGATGAGGCCTGGCTGGCTCGGGTCGCAGAAGAACTGCCTCACGCCCCAGACTTGGCGCTTTTGCTGGACCAGCGAGACCATCTGCGAGGGTGTGAGCCCCGTCTGGTAGTGCTCGGAGACCTCGAAGTGCTTGCCGTCAGGCGTCACAGCCCGGATCAGGAGGACGAAGGGGTCCGGGTTATAGCCCCAGTCGATCCCGCCGTAGAACTTGGTGCCGGTGGGCAGCGGGAAGGGGTCCACGACGTTCTCTTCATCGTCGAAACAGTCGTAGACGAGGCCCTCCATCTTCTCCCACTGGCCGCCGAAGACCATGCGGAAGCGGCGGGGGTCCATGGTCGCCTTGCGCCTCTCGTACTCCTCCTTGGGGAAGTACGGATTTTCGTCCGAGCGGGCCTGCACCAGCTCGACGTCGGGGCGCGCCGCGGGGTCCTTCTGCCGGGGGCGGATGATCTCGGAGAAGACCCAATTGAGCGTGTACGGCGAGGTCGTGAGGACGATCGGCGCCTCCTTGAAGGCGGCTCTGGCCTGGAGGTTCTCCCAGAAGTAGAGGGAGAAAAGGCCCGCCTCGTCGCCCCAGACGCCGCGGACGTTGGTGATACCGATCACCGAGTCGGGATCAGTCCCCGTCCGAAAGTAGACCTGGGAGCCCCAGGACGTCGTGAAGACGGCGTCGGCGGCCGAGTAGGTGCCGAGCCCTCGCATGACGTTCAGGAACGCCGGCAGCGTCGCCTGCTTCAGCACCTTGTACGTCGGCGTCGCCACGACGAAGGCGTCGCCCGCGGCAGAGTGCTCGTGCATGAGCATTTTGAGCCGCACCGCGCCCACGGTGGACTTGCCCCACTGGACGCCCGTTCCGCAGACGGTGATGCGGCGGTCGGTGAAGACCGCCCGCTCCTGCTTTGGGCTGTGGGGGGACCATTCAGGCAGAGAAAAACTCCGCCGCGCGACATGCGAAAAACACGATGAGGCAAATTGCCGCGAAGATGGCCAGAGCAGCTAGCGGCACCATCCACCACGACGCCTCAACGCCGCCGCCGTTGACGACGGGATCCGGCACGATGATCGGCACGCGCCCTGGCCTCGGGATGATCACTCGAAGTCCCCCGGCCCCACGCCCTTCCCTCTCGCGATCGCCTTGGTCGCCCGCTTCCCCTCGACCGCCTCCCACGCCCAGGGCGAGAGGCCGCGGTAGTCGTCCTCGAGCGAGCGGTAGGCGCCGAAGTTCTCGCCGTAGCGCAGCGTCTCGCCCTGGGCGATATCGCGGGTGGCGATGAGCCTCCGGTTATGCCGGAGCACCATCGCCTTTTCTTCCGGCGACGGCCCCAGGGTCGGCACCCGCTTCCCCCGGATCGTATCGACCATCAGCTTGAAGCCGTCGGCATCCAGCGAGTGCGGGCGATCGGGCGTGTCGGCGTCGATGAAGGTGACGTGCTTTTCTAGGACGATGGCCCCGAACTCTCGGGCGGCCACAACTGGGGCGGAATAGACGTCCTGGCTATGATCAGAAAATCCGACCGGACCACCAACAGCCTGCTGCATATCGCGCAGGAGGTATGGCTCGTGTCTTCGTGACGGGTATGCTGCGGCGCAGTACATCGGCACCACATGCTCCCCGACCGCTCTCCCGTGATGAGCCAGTGTTTGAAGCGCAGCCATCGTATCCGCCACACCGTGGGCTCCGAAGCTGATGATGATGGGCTTGCCGGTTGCCGCCACCGCATCCAGCATCTGCGGCCACGCGCAGTCACTGCTCGCCACCTTGTGCCATCCCACGTAGGGGTCGACTGCCTTGACGAGCTCCGGGCTGAACGCCGTGACGCCCAGCTCGATCCCGCAGGCGTCGGCTTTCTCGCGGAGCTTGGGGAGCCAGAGCGGGTCGATCGATCCCTTGGGCGCGAGGTCGGGGCGGCCGTAGAGCGCGGCGCCGTCGAAAAGCTGGAACTTGCACGCGTCGGCCCCGCACTTGGCAGCCTTGGCAATCGACTCGAGGCAGTCACTCAGGCCAAGGTGGTTTGATCCCACCTCGGCCACCAGAAACGGGCGGGCTTCGAATAGACGCGTCACGAGGCCTCCTCGTCGGGCTTCTTAGCTCCCATGACGACCTCCTCTCCCGTGAGCCGCCGCACGATGAAGGGCTCGGGCAGCGTCAGCTCAAGTTTGTCCGTCGCCTTGCCCACGATCCGGTCCAGGAGCGCGTTCATCCGCGAGTGGTCCCCGTACTTGGTGGCCTGCACGATGATCGACGCCACCAGCTTGTTCAGAGCCGGCCCGTTGCCCTCGGCCGTGGCCTCGACCTCGGGGAAAGGCATCTCGAGGTAGACCGTGGCGAGCCGCTTGAAGGTGTCGGCCGAGAGGGCCTTGACCGCCTTCAGGTCCGGCGGGATGGGCGCTCTGCCGGCCGGATTGCCCGACTGGCCCTTGGCGAAGTCCCTGCCGCCCGTTTTCCTGCCCTTCGCGATCGCTGCACCTTCGCTGTTTCTTTCTTGAGCATGCCTCGGAAGGCTAGGCCTTGGCTAGCCGCTTCGCTAAGGCCGCCAGGTCATCGTCGGCCGTCTTGAAGCCCGCATAGTAGCGCTCGCAGACGACGACCGAGTTTCCCAGGAGCTCGGCCACGCGCTTGATTGCGATGTCTTTGGAGAGCAGGTGGATGGCGAAGCTGTGGCGGAGGCCGTGGAGCGTCACATGCCGCCGGGGCTCATGGGGCCAGAGCCTTCTGGCGGCGTCGCGGATCTCCTTCGAGTAGCGCTCATTCCGGAGCGCGTGGCGCTCGGCTTCGGGGCGCGCTAGCCACCGCTCAAGGGCCGGCAGGCCTGCGGGGACCACGAGCGTCGACCGGGGCTCTCTCGTCTTCGTCGGCCGCCTTTGGCCTGAGGGGACGATCTGGCTCTCGACGTAGACCTCGCGGCCCTCCATCCGCACCGACTCTGGGCGGAGGCCAAAGATCTCGCCAGCCCTTAGGCCCGTGGCAAAGGCGATCCACGCCAAATCGCGCGCCGGCTGGGTGAGCTTGGGGGAGAGCTCGCGAAGCTGGGCCAGGGTCACGTAGCGGACGTCGGGACGCTCAGGCCGCTTTAGCCGCACGCGCACGTCTGTCCGGCCGGCAAAGCGCAAAAGTTGGTTTAGCCGGCTGGCCGCCCGGCGCTGCTTCTCGGCCGGCAGGTTGGCCAAGGCCAGCCAGAGGTCTTGGCGCGAGGCCGTGAGGAGCGAGAGCGTGCCGACCGCCTCGACAGCGCGGCGCAGCGAGCGCTTCATGGACCCTGGGTCGACGATATCCCTGTCCAGGTACTCCGACGCCCAGTAGCGCTCCATCAGGGCCACGTTCTCGGCGTGGGTGAGGGGCTTGGGGTCGGCCTCGCGCTCTCTCTTATAGAGCCGCTTTCGGAGGTCCAAGACCTGGGCGTAGGCCTGAGCGAAGTCGTGGATGCCGGCCAGGAACGCGCGATTGATGCCGGCGAGCTCGGGCAGGTCGCTCTCGGGGATCACCGTGTAGGTCGACTTGCCGTCAGCCCCCCGGCGTTGGCGCGCGATCGCCCACCGCTTGCCGGCGGCGCCGGGCTTTCGGACGTGAAAGAAGTCGCGCCCTCTCAAGCTCGAGCCCCGTCTCGTAAAAGCCCTCTAGAGTCGCCCCCTTGATACCGAGCTTTCGGGCGTCCTCGAGCATGGCCTTAGCCCGGGCGTAAGCCCAAAGCGAGACGGGCGCCATAGAAAGTCTATGGGCGGTAGACTTTTCAGTCTGTGTATCCACAGGTGGAAAACTCCGTAAGGTGGCGTGCCCGCGGCAGGATTTGAACCTGCACGACCTCTCGGTCCCAGGATTTTAAGCACCGTTAGTCTATGGCGCTGGGTAGGCCTTCGGCCCCCGGCCTTAACCGGGTTAGCTGGACGCCGGCTGCGCGTCTCTAAGCCAGCTCTTTCACTCGCCTATTGGTACTCGCGCGGATCGCCGCCGAGTCTGAGATACGTGGCCACCGCGAGGTCTAGCGCCATCTCCGCCTCCTCCAAGTCGCGCTTGGCTTCATCGACGACGGCGTCCAGCTTCTCCGCGGTGAGGCGACCAGGCTTGATGCCCCGCCTTAGCTCGGCGCGCAGGCCGTGGAGGCACTGGTACCGCTCCTCGCGAATGGCGTGCTCGCGGTAGGCGTCGTCGGCCGCCTCCCTGGCTAGCGCCAAGTCATAGGCGCGCTCAGCCTGCTCCCGCTGGCGCTCTAAGACGCGCTCGAAGTCCACGACCACGCTCAATTGGGTACCTCCACGGCCTCGAAGCTCAGGCCGTCGCACCCTCTAGGCTCGCAGACCAAGGGCTCGTCGCGGTAGATCCGGCCGCACCGCCGACAGCGCCAGAGGCAGCGGACAGCCGCGACGATCTCTCTGACCTGACGGTCGAGGGAGGATTCGGGGGTTGGCGGGGTCACTCGTCACCCTCCTTGGCGGCGGCTCTGTGGTGGGGCATCACGACGAGGACATCCTTTGGCGCCTTGATGAGCAGCTGGAGGCCGCCGACGTCGCCTTTGCGACGCTTGATGAGCGTGATTTTCGCCGTCCCGACGAACACCGACTCGCCAACGCGCATGCTGACGACGAGGCCGCCGGCCCGTGGCTTGTCGCGCGGGCTCATCGGCGTCCCTCCGTGACGCGCCGCCTGACGGCCGCGACGAACTCGCGCAGCGGGTCGCGCATCCGCGCGCGGACCGCCTGCGGCGTCTCGATTAGCGGCCGAAAGCAGTCGTGGTCCGGGTCGTCGTACATGAGTCGCCACCGGCGCCCGTTGCCGCGCGCCCAGACGAGGTTCTCGCCGTCGCCGATGGGCACCTCGATCTCCTCGCGCAAGCCGGCGGCTTCGAGCGCCGCCTCGACCTCTTTGATCTCCACGCCGATCGCGTCGAGCACCGCGAAGTCGGCGGTACGCGCGTCCTGGATCGCCTTCAGGTCGTCCCGCAGGCTCACAACCCCTCCCTCAAGTCGCCCAAGTCCCACTCTCTCTCGCCCTCGCGGTCCAAGGGATGCACGCCGCCGTCGTAGCGCGCCCAGGCGTCTCTGGGGACGTCCTCGGGGTCGAGCAGGCGAAGCTCCATCTGGCAATTGCAGCCGACGTCAAAGCCGCGCGGGAACGTATGGCCGCAGCCGGTGCAGTGGATCCAGGCGTCGCGGTGTCTCATGGCTTGGGTCTCCTTTGCTGCTTGTCGAGGCGGTAGAGGTTGAGCGGCTCTAGGGGCTGGTAGCTCGACCGCACCAGGCCGGCGGATTTGGGTCTGGAATCGCGTCGGCGGATGAGGCGGCGCCAGACGAGGGAAAGCCAACGGACGAGACGGGAGAGCCTCATGCGTCGTCCTCAGGTGGCTTCCCGTTGGCGATGGCGAGAGCCCGACGAGCGAAGGGGTTGGTGACGGCCGGTCGGGCCGCATCGGGACCTGGCGGCAGCGCCGGCGCCGCGTCCAGTTCTCCGAAGCGGGCGCGCTCGGCCAAGGCCTTCGCCAGCTCGCGCCACTGGGCGAGCATCACGGTTTTCTCGCGGGCGTAGGTGTAGTCCTCGCAGACGGTCTCCCAGCCGCCCATCCGGTGGACGATCGCCCAGCCGATCTCGCCGACGGCAGCTCGCGCGCGGTGCGGCCAGTTGTAGCCGTGGGTCGAGATGGCCTGGACGATCTTCGAGACCGTGTCGCGCGCCTGGGCGTCGTCAGAGAGCGGCGTCTTGCCCATCGCCGAGAGGACGTCGTTCACCGACGGGAAAGAGCGGCCGGGCTTGAGATCGACCATCAGGCGCTTCAGCGCCTCCGCCGCCGCCAGGAGTCCGTGCGGGGCGATGTGGTCGGCGTAGAGGCGGGCGACCTCCGGCGAGAGACGGTAGGCGCAGAGGTCGGCCACCACGGCGAGCATCTTCAAGAACGCCTCGCGCTCGGTCATGACGCGCCGTCCTCCCGAAGCATCGCGTCGACGACGGCGGCGTTGTGCGAGTAGAGCTCGGCCTGCCGGGCGCCGGCCGACGTGATGGTCTGGCCGGTGTCCGCGTAGGCGGCGACCTTCGTGAGGTTGCTCTCCAGCGTCGCCAGGTCGTGGTTGCGGGTGAGGAACCACGCGTCCCCCATCGCCACGTAGGCCTGGGCGCAGAGCTTTGCCTTCTCGAAGCCGACCTCGGCGACGATGCGGCGGGCGATCCCGGCGCCTTTCTTCCCCACCGTCGGCCAGGTGCCGTAGCGGGACTTGAAGGCGTCGCAGTAGACCGCGATGAAATCTTTCACGGGGGACGACGGCTCGGCCGTCGTCGCGAGCGGAGCGAGCTGCTCTTTCGGAGGCTCGGCCGGGGGGCGCTTTTCCCGACGGCTGCGAACCTTCGCCCCGATAGGGATCCTATCCCTATCCAATCCAATACTATCCAATACAGCGCCGCTTTTTCGCGACGATTCGAGAGCCGTCGTCGAATCGCTTTGGCTAAGCCACTGAATCTCGGATGCCTTCACGAGATGTTGACGCGGCTTGTCGATCTTTTGATGCGACCAGTTGACGATTAGAATCCAAGTTGCGTCGGAGCTGAGGACGACTTGCCCGCCAGTTACTAGCTTCTTGATGAAGAGTCGGACCTTACCTACGTGCCACCTGCCACCGAGTTGAGCGGCAAGTTCGACGGGGTCCCACTTGAGCTTTCCGTCGTCCTCGGCGGCGTTCCAAAGCCCGATGAAAAACAGCGCGACGGAGTCACTCATCCGCTTCACGTCGCCGGAGACCCAGAACCTCGGCTTGATCGACCGAATCCGCATGTCGCCCATTCCCACTCCTCCCGGTGCGTAGCTCCACATCCCCTTGTCCCCGCTCACTCGCTGAATTCCGCCGGAATGGCCTCCGCGCGCCGGACGGCCTCGATGATCGCGTCGAGCTGGTCGGAGTTCTTCCCGATCATCGCCGCGTCGATTGGCGCCCAGAGATCCTCGGGGACCTTCCGGGCGACGAGCATCTGCATGAGCTTCGCCTGGGCCTCCGACGAGCCGTCGTAGGGCGGCTTCTTCGGCCCCGCCTTCGCGATGATCTTGGCGCCCGAGGACTCGTCGACGACCGTTCGCGTTTTGGTCTGCTGCTGCTGTTCTGCCGCCGGCTCGTGCGGCATCTCCTCGTAGGGCGTCGGCTCGTAGCCGGCCAAGGTCATGACCCACGAGAAGGCCAGCCGGTAGGCTTTCCCCGTGGCGCGCGTGATCGCCATGGAGCGGCGGGCGTAGCGATCGGCGTCGCCCCAGCGCCGCTCCTCGGAGCCGCAGAGGGCCGAGGCGCCGCCGACGACGACGCCGGTGCGGAGGTTGATGAGGTCGACGTGGGCCTCGTAGCTGCCGTCCTCGAGTTCGAGGACCGACCGCTCCCGGGGCGTGATGCCGAGCATGGCGCCCATCGTTGTCCAGCCCTCGCACTTCACGTAGTCGCGGTTCTGGATTTTCACGTAGAGCTTCTGGCTCGAGATGATCGAGCGAAGCTCATTGGCGACCTCCGTCGCCACGGCGATCATGGCCGACGGCCGAAGGTCAAAGATGCTTGGCGCCGGCGCGTCAGGGCGCACTTGGATGGCGGTCGTCACGACTTCAGTCCTTTCACGTTGTCTTCGATCTGCGGGGAGTAGGATTCGCGGATGGTAGCAAAGTCTACGGGGGCCGCCTTTCCGGCAGCGAGCGCCGCGCGGATGGCCGCCTTGATCTCGTTTTTCTTCCAGCTCAGCTCGAGCTTGGCGGAAACGAACTGCGGGTAGGCCAAGGCGTCGGCCTCGGTCGGAGCACGCAGAGTCTCGCAGGACTCGTCGCGTTTCAGCCAGACGTAGAAGTCGTGGCCGTAGGCCTTGTCGCGCCCGCGCTGGCGCATGATTTCGGCAAGCCGTTGGCGCTTCTTCTCGATGCGATCGAGCCGCGCCCGTTTCCGGGCGGTGTGGCGCCTGACGACGTCGTCGTGGAAGTTGGCGACCGCGCGCTCGGCCGACAGGTAGGCGGCCCAGCCGTCGATCTTGGTGGCGAGCAGCTCGTCGAGACGGCGGCGCTCGTCGGCCGTGAACGCGACCTCCGCCGCGTCGACGGCGTCGTCGAGGATCATCAGCTCGTCGAACGAGAGCGTGTTCGCGGCGTCGGCAAAGCGCGCGAGCAGGAGGTCGAGAACCGACGGCGGGGTTGGTTCGGGCGGAAGGGAGTCAGCGGCGGTCATCGGTGGAACTCCTAGGTTGAATTCCCCTCCGTGGCTGAGGTAAAGCAGAGGGGCTCCTCAGACCCTCCGTGGAGAACCTGAGGAGCCCCTACCCAAGCCGAGCCCATCCCTAAGCCCCGGCAAGTCCAACCAAGCTACATTCCTGAGCCTTTCACCCGCCTACTGCGCCGCCACCCCCCGTGTCTGCGCCGTCCGCGAGCTTTCAGCTCGTCGGAATCTATTAGCACGTAATTTAGATATTCTGCAATCTGAAGACGTTTGGGAACGTCTAATATGCTACAATGATTGAGGGAAATGCCGCTACGCCCGTGTTACATGTCGCTCAACCCGTTTACGGGGGAGACATGGCTCGGCCTGCGTTGGTCTTGGGGAAAAACATCCGGCGGCTCCGGAAGGAGCGCAGCTGGAGCCAAGCGGATTTGGCGGAAAAGGCGGGTCTATCGATTCCGACCGTCTCGCGGCTGGAGACGGGGGATACTTGGATCGGGCAGGAGACTCTTCAAGGGATTGCTGAGGTTTTCGGCGTCCCGCTCCACGAGCTACTTCTGGAGGGGGCGCCGCCGGCAAAAGTGCCCGTCCCCGTGGCGCTTATGGAGGCCCTCCGGGTCATCAACGCCCACATGCCGGAACTCGTGCTCAAGCGAAAGACTTCTGGTAAAGCGTAATCCGAAGTCAGTTGCATGAGCCATAGGGCGTTAATCCTATGCGCAAATCTTGTCTTACCTAGCGCCGAAATCCACCGATCCGGGCCTCGCCAACTTGGTGGGAGGCGGCGATGAAACGGATTCTGGCTCTCTCGGTCCTGGTGCTTGGCTGCGGCGCGTCGGACGGCGGAACGGCTCCGGAGCTAACGGGCGGACACCCGGGCGTCGTGAAGCCCGACGAGAAGGCGGGCGGCGATCCGGCGGGCGCTAACGCGCCAGGCGGCCCCTACGTCATGCTCGTCGCCGACGACGCAGCGCTCCCGAAATGCGATGCGGCGGCGAAGGACCGGCTCGTCTACGTGAAGGCCGCGGCGACGTTCAAGCACTGCGACGGCGCGGCGTGGACGGACATCGATCTGAAGGGGAAGGATGGGGCGGCGGGCGCTGCGGGGCCGGCGGGTCCGAAGGGCGACGGAATGACGGTCGCCGAGACCTGGGATTGCTCGATCGCGGCCGCCGACCTGGATCCTGACCCAAATGTCGAGAGGCGCGGCGTCGACCTCTCGGTAACGCGCTTTTCGAGTGGCGACTACTTCGTTACCTGCCAGAGCGCCATCGCCTATTACTCGGGCTCCGGCGATCTAGACCGAGGTTCTGCATCGGATTTCTACTCTGGGTCGAGCGTCGCGGTCGGCGAGGGGAAGCTGCTCTGCGACCCGTTCCACGTTTTCGTCGAGTACTCGATCGCGACTCACAAGGCGACGTATGTAAACAAGGCCGATGAGACCCAGAAGGCAACGGTCGATTGCACGAAAGGCTATCCCTAGCCCCCGAGCGCGCGACGAGGCGAGGGTCGGCATCGCATTTAATGCGATAGAAACGGGCCGCGCAGGATGCCCCACGCGGCCCGTCGCATCGGCCTCGCTCAGTGCCGGATGTGGAGCGTCACCTCCCCACCGCGTGCGGTGACGAGATGGGCGATCGCCGTCGCCGCAATCGCCACTACGACGACAATGATCACAAGCTGATACCCTAGGACTCGCATACCCCGGCCTCCCTGCATCGCTTGACGCGCAGAAAGCCGCGGCGCTACCCTGAAGGTACGCACTACGCTTTGGCTCTCTTGGCGCCAAGCTTAGATGGTGGCCTCGCTCGGGTGATGACCGATGCGAGGCCGCTTCGTATCAGCCGCTCCCTGCGGCTGTAAGAGCTACGGCTGACGGCGCGCGTACCAGCGGCCGTTGCGCCGCGTGAAGCGCGTGCGGTGGCGCTTCAACTGGGTCGCCACGTTGATGGCGGGGTGGGCGTTGGTCAGCAGGCGGCCGCGCGCCTGAAGCGCTCGTACCAGCTCGCTCATGCTCAAGCCTCCAGGATGTTCGGTGAGAATCACGTGGATGACCTCATGCAGCGGCTCGACGCGGGCCAGAGCGCGCCGCTCTCGGACTTTTTCGCGGAGCTGTTGGCGCAAGGATTCGACGCTCGAGGCGAGGAAGGCGATCTCCTCGTCGAGTCGCCCGACAGGCGTGGAAGCCGCTGCGGGCGCTGGTTCTGGCATGTGGCTTGTACTCCCATACTACTGCTCCGGATTGCCGAAAGCAACTTATAACACGAGCGTTCCGCCAACCGTTTTCCCCGGTTTTCGCCGCACGAAACCGACTCTCCCCGAACCTCCCCGCCGTCGCCGACGCCGACGCCGCGCGCCCGGATGTCGTTGACCGCCCGCCCCGCGCGGGCTAGAAGGGTTCTGCCATCCCCCGGCAATAGCGGCGCCCAGCCGCGTCAAGAGCCCTTCCCTTGAAGACGACGCCCGAGAAGGCGATCCAGAACGCCATTCTGGATTGGCTGGCAGCCCATCGCTGCCTCGCCTGGCCGACGGCCTCGGTCGGCCTATTCGATCCGACAAAGCGCGTCTACCGGCGCCCCGGGAAGCACTTCCGCGCGGGCGTCTCGGACATCCTCGGCATCTGGCTCGGCTGGCCGCTTGCCATTGAGGTCAAGGCGCCCCGGGGCAAGCCCACCGAGGCGCAGGAGAAGTTCCTCGCCGACTTCCGCAAGGCCGGCGGCATCGGCTTTGTCGCGCGGTCGATCGATGACGTTGCGCGCGAGCTGGCGCGGTGGGGGAAGGCGGGATGACTCCGATCACGTTGTGTCGCGCCAGGCTATGTCATGTCCAGTTGCGCCATGTCTCGCTTTGCCATGCCTCGTCTTGTCCGCCGGAGGAGCTCGCATGACCACGTCCGAGGCGAATTCGTTCTTCGTGATTCTCGTCGTCGCCGTCGCGTGCGCGGCGTCATGCCAGCCGCACAAGCCCGGGTCTTACTTCATCTCGAATGAGCCGAAGACGTGGCTCATGCGCGACGGCGGGCCCGCCTGGTGCGACGCGACGACGCTGCCGCCGACGTGCTGGGAGCCGGTGGTGAAGAGATGACCTCCCAACCCCCCGCCTACCGCCTAGCCGCCGCCTACCGCATGGCTAACGCAATCTGCGGCTGCGGCGCCCTGCACTTCCGCAAAGGCGGCCCTCGGCCCGGGACGTGGCTGGACGTGACGTCATGTCCGGCCTGCCTGAAGGCGCAGCCTTTCCGAACGTCCCTCCAGAGAAAGCGCGACAGAGAGCGACACGCCGGCTCGAGGCCGAGGAAGGAGCTTCGGTGAACCTGAACGCGCGCCTGAAGCTTTGGTACACGGGCGGGAAGGAGGGCGCCGAGCAGATGCGATGGCGCACGCTCTGGCGGCTCGAGCACCTGACCGAGCCTGAGCGGCTGCTTCTGATGACGCTCGTGGCGCACGACAACAAGCCCATGACCGAGGAACAGATAAACTCCTACATCTGGGCCAAGCACGGATGCCCCCGCTGCGGCGCCAAGAATCCCGCGCTGGAGGGCCTATGATCCCCGACTGGGCCTGGCGCGCCGCGGCCGTGATCTTCGCCCTCTCGACGGTGATGCTGGCGGTGGCGCTGGTGGCGGTGGGGTGGCGCAGGGAGTTGGGAGAGGAATGAAGCCGGGCAACTCGGGTGAGCTGCCCGGCATGACGTCAACCGGGCTCGTCAGCAGCGGCGAGCGACGCCGTCAGTATCCACATGGCGAACAACAGCGCGATCAGTTTGGGGTCAACGTAGACATGCATCTCCATTGCAGCCCCTCCTTCCTGGAAGCGCCGCTAGTTGACGCAGAGTTAACCGCGGGGTATCAGGGAATTGGACTAGTCCCCTCTTTGCCCCTCTGCGCCAGCGGCTGGGTAAAGCAAAGGCCTTCCGGTTGCACCCGGGGGCCTTTTGCTTTTCGATTCACTTGTCGAAAATGGTGCTCTGCCAGTGCCCCCGCGAGACCTGCCGAAACAGCTCCGGCCGCTTGTACAACGACATGTAAACGATCGCCCTCAAGTTGGCATACTTCTTCCCGAGGCCGCGGCGCTGCACCTCTCGTATCAGCTCAGCAACCGTCGCGCCGCCGGGTCGCTCCCTTAGAATCACGTCAAGGTGCTCGTAGAGCCCGCTACGCCCACGCTTCGGCGCCTCGGCCGCGGGCGCAGCGCGCATCGCTGCTCGAATCTCGAGTAGCTGGCCGGCCGCATCGATCAAGGCTTTCGCCGCTTCCTGCAGCTGCGCTGCGACGCGCTCTAGCTTCGCGTCGGGCGACGCGGGAAGGCGGCGGGGCTTGGACTTGCGGGGCATCGGCGCTCGTCGTCGGTGAAGGATGGAAGGGATCGTAAATGGCCGGAACCAAAATGTCAAACCTCTCGTTTACGTTGGAGGACGCGCCATCAACTTGCTCGACGCCGTAAAGTCCGGCCGGCGGTTTAGGCGCAGGCACAACCAACAACATGATGTAGCGCCCGCCGGGTGGCTAGGATCTGACCGGGTTTTTGTCGTGAGCCATGACGATGTTTTGGCCACCGATTGGGAGCTAGAGCCCGCGCCCGTGACGGTGACGCGGGAGCAGTTTCTTGCGGCTTGGCGCGACACCGAACAGTACTGCGAGGGAATGGCGAAGCGCCTCGTGATCCCGTCGGCGCTGAACTGGCGCGACGAACTGATGAAGCGCCTGGGCTTGGAGTGACGATGCGTTGGTTGACGGACAATGAGCTAGAGGCGTTCGTGGGGCGCGTGGAGACGCTGCGGACCACCGAGACGATCGACGGCCACGAGGTCGAGATTCTCGACGGGGCGAAGCTGTCGTGGCTGATTTCACAGGCGCCGGCGGCCCTCGCCGAACTGCGCGTGCTCCGGGCCTTGGCGACGGCAGCGACAGCGCTCTGGGAGGCCGACGACTCGCCGGCGCCCAACGCGCAACTGATGTACGAGGACGCGAAGTTCGACGTGTTCAAGGCCCTCGAAGCCTGGCGCGCGGGGCGTGAATCATGAGCGGCGGAAGCTATGAGTACTTCTTCTACAAGGTGCGCGACCTCGCCGAGCGCCTAGAGCATGTTGACCGCGACCCAAGGCGCGCAGCATTCCGGGGTCTCCTCTTTCTCATCGCCGAGGCGCTGCACGACATCGAATGGGTAGACTCCGGCGACTATGGCAAGGACGGCGACCATAAGGCGATTGACGCGGTCTTCGCCTTCCTCAAGGCCGATCCGGAGACGATCCGGAGGGCCCGCGCATATGACGAGCTAGCCAAGATCCTGCGGCAATTCTTTGAGGAGCCGAAGCCATGACCCCGCTGGATGCGGCGCGCAAGCTCGTGAAGGGCTGGCCCACAGCGCCGAGCATGCGCGGGACGGTGCCTGCGGGCGTGGCTGTGGACGTGGCCCGCGCGTTCCTCGACCTGACCGACAACTGCGAGATGATCCTGGCCTCCGAGGTCTGGCGAGGCGACGAGGACAAGCCGCTGCCCGCTTGGGCGCTGCACCTGCGCGACGTGCTGAACCGCCTCCGCACCGAGAGGAGCCCCGATGAGCCCGCTTGAGTTGGCGCACTTGGCCGTCAAGCGCAAGCGCCGGGGCGTGCTGGTCGCGCGCGCGTTCCTGTATCTGTTCGGTGCGGCGAAGGCGATCCGTCACCACGCGCCGCTGTGCCCGGCGATCTATGCGCGGCCCTGCACCTGCGGGCTAGCAGAGCTTCGGCGTGTCATTTCCGAATGCGGCCGAGAGGAGCCCCGATGAGCAAGGCGTCTGAGTATGCGGCGCGGTGCCGAAAGTTGAAGGACGACAGATTGAGGCTACTCCTGCCGCGCAGGGTCGGCATGGTCACGGGCGACACGCCGGGCGGCGAGATTGCCTTTGTCGATGACGACGGCCGGCTGGTTTGCCGGCTCGCGCTCAATGCTACCGAAGCCCTCGCCCTCGCGGCCTGGATCGTGGAGACGTTTGGGGAACAACCCACCAAGGGAGAGTGACGATGCGGTTCAGCTACGTGAAGTACGACAAGATTAGCCAGGACAAGCAACAAGTGTTCAAGGAGATGTTTGAGCGGATCGAGTCCTACGCGGAGGCCGTCTTGAAAGATAGTCGGCCGAAGTCGCTGCTGCTGACATCGTTGGAGGAAGCCTACATGTGGACCGGCAAGGCGATCCGCGACGAACAGATCGAGCGTGACGGCACGGAGGTGGAGCAGGTCGAGCGGTCGTGCGAATGATCGGCGAAGGCGACGGCGGGGAGGGCTCGCGTGAGTGACCTGACGGCCCTGCGGGCGATGGTGGACTCCTGCATCGAGCAGATTGACGAGCGTGACGCTCGCATCGCCGAGCTAGAGGCCGAGCGCGACCGGCTGCGGGAGGAGGTGCGGTCTCTCCGCGACACGGCGAACTGCGGCACGCCCTGTGCGTCGGAGATGGCCGACGTGAAGCGCCAGCGTGACCTCCTCGCGGCGGCGCTGCGGTCCATCGCGAGCCGAAACACTGGGGTCGCTGCTATCGCACGCGCCGCGCTTGCCGAGGCCGGCTTGGGGGAGGGGGATGTTTGACGACATCGATCGCCGATTGATCGCCTCGGCGCTCCGTTCCTATGCCAATCAGATGGAAGGCCCCGGGCCGTTCGGCGACTTCATCCGGACGTACATGCCAGCGCGCTTGAAAGACGAGCCGGGACGCTGCCGTGAATTGGCGGCGCTGTTCTGGCCGCAGATGGGCCTCGGGGGACAGGACGCCCCCGAGAGGGCCGAGGGGTCGGGCGATGGTTGACGTCGTGGCGCTCTGGATCGGGCGCTTGCTCCTGCTGGTTCTTGGGATCGGCGCGCTGGCAGTCGCCGCCGACTGGGCGCTGGTCAAGGTGACCAAGGCGTGTGGGTCCTACAAGATCGTCGTTGAATGGCAGCTTGACCGGAGGC